ATGCGCCTCAGACTCAGAAAAGCGGACCTGTACGAACTGGCGAAGCTCTACCGCCTCGGCGCGGCCACCGACCGCCAGAAGTCGCAGGAGTACGCGTACATCAGCACTCAGGTCAGCCTCATCGAATCCGCAAAGGCGAAGGACGCGCGAGCCGACAAGATCGAGGACCTCGCCAAGCGCAGCGAGCACTTCATCCTGATGGGGACTAGGCCGTTCGACGGCGGACCTCCGTCGCTGTTGGTAGTCGGCGGGTCCGATGCCGCAGATGGCTCGGCCTTTGTAACGAGGAAGGCCTACCGTGGTTAGAGCCGTTCTAAGGGTTCTGAGACCGTCGACGCAACGTCCCGCAGGGTACGATGGCCGCACAAAAACAACTGATGGCAAGGAGCCGCCGAAATGACCGAGTCCCAGACCATTTTCCAATTGGTGCGAAAGGTGCTCGACGAACTCAGGACCGATGTGGTCGAGACCTATGGCGACAAAACCGACGAGGTAATCAATAAGCGACTGGAAGCGCTTGGCGCCGCCTACGGGCAACTGAGGGACCCCAAGAGGGAGCCAGTCGACTACTCAACGCCAGAGGATCGGTTCGCATATGTATACCGCTACGTAGGCGCGCACTCGGACTATGTCTATCAAATCCTGAATCGAACCGGGAAGTACCTAGGCAATCACCTGGCTGCTCAGGAGAAGGTGGTCGTGACCGCGCTGGGAGGAGGTCCTGGCAGCGATCTCGTTGGACTCATGCGCTATCTAGTTGATCTCGAAGAATGCTCACTCAAGACGGTGACCGCGTACCTGTGCGACCGCGAACAGGCCTGGGCAGACTGCTGGACAGAGATCGGAGAGGAGGAATCGCCGGACTTCAAGCTGAACGTGAACTTCCAGCCGCTGGACGTGACGGACCCAAACAGCTGGTCCAAGCAGAAGAAGTTCCTCTCGGCCGATCTCTTCCTGCTTGTCTACTTTGCATCCGAGGTCGCCAGCCTGGGCGAGAAGGCAAAGCAGTTCTGGGTCGAGCTTGCAACGCGCTCGAAGCCGGGCGCATTGATGCTAGTCATCGACAACAATCATGACTACTTCACCGACTTCATCACCAAGGAAGTGATCGGCAATGCTTGGAAGGTCCTGACGTGCGAGGTGGACAATCTAACGCCCAGCATCGACGAGAGAACAGCACACCTTGGGGAGTATTTTAAGTTGTACGGCTGGCCGAAGATGAAGGGATACATACGGTTCTGGGTTCTCCAGCGCGCGGAATGAACGACCTCTTTGATACTTCGTCGGACTCTTTCCTCGACATCGACATGCCGGGCGCCACGTTGCGCTATGCGTCCCACTTTTTCTCCGCTGAGCTTGCCCACAATTATTTCAAGGTCCTGCTGAAGGACACCGCGTGGCGCGAGGAAGAGGTACTAGTTTGGGGGAAACGGCACAAGCAACCGAGATTAGTCGCTTGGTATGGAGACGCGGGAGCCCAGTACACCTACTCCGGAAGTTCTCTGACTCCTGCTCCATGGACGTCCACACTCCTCGAATTGCGACAGAAGATCGAGGCCGCAAGTGGAGCTCGGTTCAACAGCGTGCTGTTGAACCAGTACCGAAATAACAACGACAGCATGGGATGGCACAGCGACAATGAGCCCGAACTCGGCAAGACCCCTACCATTGCCTCGCTGAGTCTTGGTGAGTCGCGCGTCTTTCTGTTCAAGCACCGGCAGGAGAAGGATCTCGGGATTCGACGAATCACTCTTGGTGACGGAAGCCTGTTGATAATGTCCGGGGAAACCCAGAAGAACTGGTTGCACGCAATAGACAAGGAACGGCAACCATGTGGCATTCGCATAAATCTGACATTTCGGCTGATCTCGACGAAAGGCCGAAGCGAAGACGCGCAGGCCCATCTGCCAAGCGCTCGGGTGAACGAGTAAACTGGCCGAATGGCTGATATTTGGGACAAAGCGACGGCAATAGGTACCGTGGGTGCCGTCGTTATTGCTGCGTTCACATTCTGGGTGCCGAGGCTACGCTGGTTCAGACCAAGACTCGCGGTGACGATCTACAACGACATTGGTATACCTCAACGCGTTGTTCTCAACGATACGGTGACCGCCAGCCGCATACAGGGAGACGCTCGCTACTTCCATGTGCGCGTGTCGAACGCGAATCGCCATGCCAAGGCAACCAAGGTAAGAGTTGTCGTGAAGAAGATGGAGGTCATTCCGGATGATGGGAAGCGAAAGGTCTTTTTTGACTATCCGTCGGGCATTCGCCTCAAGTGGCAGCATGAGCACGAGACCGGATCAGAACGCACAATGGGTGCCGACGACTTTGCTGACCTATTCTTCATTTGCAAGGACCCACACGCGCCAGAGCGAGGAACCATCCTGTTTGAGTGGACCTTTTCTCCCGTTGGCGTTCCTACTGAAATCGAGTATCCCTGTACGCTGCTGTTCACGGTACAGGCACACAGCGAGGAGATCAGCAGCGCGGAGACGGTGTTTTCAGTGAAGTGGGATGGTCGATATTCGACGGAAGGTATTTCCGTAACCCAGTAGTCGGACTGCGGTCTGCGGCGTCAGTCCTTGCTCTTCTTCAGCGAGCCCTTAACTTCGCCGACGATCTCAAGAAGGTCCTTGTCCCTGTTCTTGTTGGCGTACTTGAAGAACGCTCTGACCAGGACCCAGGCCGGCAGCCCGGATGCGAAGCAGAGGCCAATCAGTCCAGCCATTCCGATCATCCCGCCGTCGGCCCAGGACGTGACCTTCAGCCAGTTGGCGAGCACCGCCCCGCCGAACATCGAGGACGCGACCGTCGAGGTCAGTGCGACGACCCACTCCTTCTTGGTGGCAGGCGTCGACGACGTCATGACGATGATCGCCGCGAGTGAGGCGCCGATGGTACCTACCGTCGCCAGCTTGTAGAGGCCGAAGCCGGCGGCCGCGGATGATGTAGGTTCGCCCATGATTTTCTCGCCCTCGCAAAGTACTTCCGTATGGATGTATTTACTCGGGAATTGAGAGTTGCCGAGGAAGCCGGGCATCTGACTACTCCAGCTCAGCCAGCTTCGCCTCGATCTGGAGGATGGCGAGCTTGAGGATGGCGACAGTCTCCAGGTCGCCCGGCTCCGGGTACGGGAAGTTGTAGATGGGCGTGAACGAGCTGGACAGGATGTAACTCAGGGTGCTCGCGGTGGAACCCGCGTAGTTCCCCGTCAGCGTGATCTGCGTGTCGCTGTCGACGCTCCCAACGATGTATGGGACGTGCTCGCCCTGGACGATGAAGACGTCGCCCGGAGCCGCGTTGGTCGCCCACTCCGTTATGTCACCGGTCACGACTGCCGAGCCGTTCTCTACGCTGACCGTTCCTTCCCTGTACTGCATTGCCGTTCCCTATCTTTGTTCTTGCATCTATTTACTTGCTATGGGGTCTCGGGCCAGACGACTTGGTCTGGCTTCCCGTCGTAGGTTTCCGGAATGTCGCGCAGCGCCTGGCGATATGTCGCCCACTCGTTCTGTGTCTCCGCAGGAATGTCTCGACCCTGGGACCAGTCGGATGCTCTGAGCTTCTTATCGCGGGTGGCACGGATATCGTCCATCGTGATGAGACGGGGCTTCGATGTGATCTCGCCACCCTCGTAGCTCAGGATCTCGCCACGACGGTTTGCGTCCATTAGCGCGTCCCATTCTTCGTGGCTTATCTCAAAGCAGTCTTCTGGGCGGTCCGCTGGGTTCGGATGCGCATCGCTGCTGTAGAATCCATTGGCCTGCGGCGAGTAGTAGCGAATGATCGGTGTGGTCGCCTGCACGATCTCACTCTCACCCCCTGCCGCTTCGATGGCCCGTTCCTGTGCTGTCTTCCATTCTTCCGGCGACATCTGTTGCTCACTTTTCATTTAGTACCCCACTGCTATCCACCAGATGGTGCCGCTGTCATCTGCGGCCTGGTGGACTGTGAAACTTGAAGTGCCAACGGTCCGGACTTCTGGGAAGTTGTCCTGGGCGCCGTTCGAAGTATTCGTGGCGCCACTGACTACGGGGCGGCCATATGAAGTGAAGGACGTCGGGTAGTTGACCGTCGTCGAGCCGTTTGCAGCGGCAGTCGCCGTGCCCCACATGATCTTGAAGCCGTTGTTGAACAGCAGGTAGCCGTTGCCGGAGTTCGAGAACGTCGATGTGCCGTTGCTTGTGACCGTCGTCGCAGTTGTCGCGGTGGATGCGGACGATGCACTGCCTGCGCTATCTGCATAGCCGACTCTGACTGGCGAGCCGTGATTCGTGGTGCAGTTCCAATACGACCCGTCCCAATCGACGCGCATGAAATACGAGCCGGGATGCGACGCCGACCACAGGTAGTTCGCGTAGACCGACGTGCCGGAGCAGGCCGACGCCGTGCTCGCAGTGGTCGCGGTGGATGCACTGCCTGCGTTGTCTGCATACCCGACGTGCGTGTCGGCGTGGTACGAGCTATCGCCGTAGTAGCCCAACAAGCGCCAGTACGACCCTGTCCAGTGGGTCTGGACGTTGTAGTCAGAGCCGTCGTCGCGCCTCCTGATACCCATCGCCCTCGCAGCTGGCGCGCCTGCGCCGAGGGAGTTGCCGAGGTGGACGAGGCTCGACTTGCGGAAGTAGTTGTCCGAGCCGTTCGTGGTGATGACTTGGCTTATCGCTGGGTTCTCGTTGTTGCTCGTACTGGAGTTGATGTAGTACGTGAACGTGTACCCGTTGCCGTCGCGGGTGACGATCGTGTTCGCGCCGGTCGCATCCGACCAGTTCCTGCCATTGAGCAGGCTCGCGGTCGATGCCGCCGCCGCGGTTCCCGAGATGTTGATTCCCCACGATCCGGAGGCCACGGCCTGAATTGCACCGGCAAGCTGTGTTGGTGTCGAGCAGCGCAGGTAGTTGTCGCCGCCCTTGACGAAGATCTGAGAGATGGACCCCGAGGCCACCTCGCTGTTGCCGCCGGACTGGTTGAGGTAGCTTGCGTTGATGTAGCGACCGTTGAAGTCGCCATTGGCGTCGCGGGCCACGATGGTGCTGCCCGTGTTGGCGCTCGTTGCATTGCTTGTGATGGTGATGGTCCCAGAGGATGTCACTGGGGAGCCGGAGCTGGAGATGCCAACCCCGGACGTGCTGACGGTGACCGACGTCACCGTGCCGGCGTTGGAGGTGTAGCCTGCCGGGTTCGTGCTGTTGTACGGGGTGTAGCCGAGCGCGGCAGTGATGTCCCCGGACGCGACCGAGGTGGTCGCGCTCACCCTGCCCTTCGTGTCGGTCGTGATCTTGACCAGCGATCCCGTGACCGGTGTCCCGACGTCCGCAAGTCTGGCGCTGTTCAGGGTCCCCGATGAGATGTTGCTAGCGTTCGTGTAGTACGAGGCTGCCTGTCCGTTCAGGTTCGAGGCATTGGACGCGGTGCCGCTGATGTCGAGAGCGTACGTTCCGGAGAGCCGCCCGGCTGGCACCGTGCCCGAGCTCAGGTTGGATGCGTTCAGCCCGGTTAGTCCGGAGCCGCTGCCTGAGAAGGAACTGGCCGTCACAGACGATCCGCTCCAGATGCTGCCGGAGACATTCAGGTCGCCCTCGACGTTGGCGTCGCCGGCCAGCCAGATGCTCGGCATGTCGGTCCAGTTGCCGATGTAGATGTCGGTGATGGCGTTCGACATTCTCTCCGCAGCCATGATCGAGTTCCACTCGGTCGCCGCGTCGTCGTAGGCCATGAGCTGCCAAGTGTTGCCGTTGACGCCCATGAACCAGTTCTTCTCGTCGGTCGGCGCGTCCGGCTTGATCCAGCGAAACTCCGGGTAGCTCGCCGTGAGGTTCAGCTGCCCGGTGACGTTCACGAGGCCGGAGAGCGTCGCGTTGATGCCCGTGAAGCTGCCGTAGGCCGTGAAGTTCTCCGTGTAGATCGTCGACGGCAGGGATAGCGTGACGTCGCCGTGGCTCGCACTTACCGCAATCTGGTTCGGCGTGCCCTCTAGGCTGTTGACGACGAACTTGTTGGTGAACTGCTCCTCGCCCTCGTCGTAGACCAGCGCCTGCCCGTCGACGGGCGAGGACACCGATGTCACGGGCCAGGCCATGTCGTCGATGCGCTTGAACGCCTCGCTGACCAAGGTTGCTGTCTCCACATCGCCGGCCGCGATCAGCGGGATATCCGCATTCGGTGTGAAGTTGCGAGCGATGATGTAGTACGCGCCCGAGGCGGTCAGCCCGCCGTATGGGGCGCTTAGAGTCAGCTCTGTGGCGCTCACAACGCCGGAGACGGTGTAGGTGACCCCCGAACCCCTGACGGTGAACATGGCGCCGGGGACGACCTCCGACAGCCACTCGGTGATGTCACCTGTGACCGTCGCACTGCCGTTCTCGACGCTGACTGTTCCTACCCTGTACTGGCTCATTACATCCTTCCTTTAGGATGTATTTATGGGCCGTTAGGCGTAGATCACGTTCGAGCCGTCGTAGTACGAGTACCAGCGATAGACCAGCGTCGTGCCGTAAGGAATGCCTTTGTTTCCGGACGCCGTGAAGCCGGTGTTGACTCGCGTCACGTAGGTCGAGGACGCGCCCATGCGATAGCCGCGGATGTAGCCGGTGCTTCTCTCGACAGTCAGGAACGACGGGGTCATTGCACCGCCGTCCATGAGGCTGATGCCAATCTCAACGTCCGCCTGCGGCTTCGGCATTCCAGTGTTGGTGTTGATCGCGAACTGCGTGCCGTTGCCCGTGCCGTAGTAGGCGACGCCGTTGCTGTAGCCGCCGTACGCGCCCTCGCCGTTGCGGTAGAAGTCGAACACCACGAAGCACAGGTCACCGACGATGTAGCACCTCAGCATTCCCTGCTGTGCGGCGCTGAATCCCGATCCGCCGCTTCCACTGGTGTAGCCCAGAACGCTGCCGAACGGGGCCTCGTAGACCGGCTTGTAGTTCTGCAGCGTGCCCTTGACCTCGAAGCCCGATCCGTTCCATCGCATGTAGGCGTCGGCGTTGCCGATGTCGAAGCGCGGAGTGCCGCCGTTGTACTCCCACAGGTAGCCCGTGCCAGAGCCATAGGATGACTTGCCAGACCTGATTACGCCGGACGTCCCGACAGTCACGTCGCCTGTGACGTTGAGCGAGCCCGTGCTAGTTGCGATAGCGCTGATCGTGGAGACGTTGAGCTTGTCAGCTGTGATAGAGCCGGCCGCGAAATTGGTCGCCACGGCGTTCGACATGTAGACCACCCCGCCGCTAACCGTGAACGGGCTGATGTCACTCGATCCGTCGAAGATGGCGAACTTGTCGGCGGCCACCGCAAAGATGCTGGTCGGCGTTCCGTTGTTGGCGGTGCTTATCAGGCCGAAGCCGGCGACCTTTCCGTTGACGTCCACCTTGACGGCGTACTTGGCCTCGATGCCGTTGATCGAACTCGCCTGGGTAGTGATCGACGCCGTGTTCCCACTGACGGTCGTTGACAATGTGGAGATGCTGGAGGACAGGGCGCTGTCAGCGCTAGCCCTGGTGGATGCCTCGCTGGAGATTGCCGCCGTGTTGCTGCCCACCGTCGAGCTGAGCGCGGACAGCGAGGACGACAGGCTGCTGACGTTCGACGTGATGGTGCTGATCTGGCTGGTGTGCGTAGCAGTCGTCGAGTTCAGGCCGCTGATGTCCGTCGAGTGGCTCGACAGGGTGGTCGTGTGGGTCGCCACCGTTCCGCTGAGGGTGGAGAGCGATCCACTGATGGTCGAGATCGAGGACGTGTGGCCGCCGACCGTCGTGTTCAGCGTGGAGATGTCGGTTGCAAGGGCTGCGTCCGCCGATGACCTGGTGCTCACCTCGCTGGCTATGGCAGCCGTGTGGCCCGACACCGTCGTTCCGAGCGTCGTGATGCTGGAGGACAGGGCACTGTCCGCCGTTGCCCTGGTCGTCGCCTCGGTAGTGATGGCAGCGGCTCGCGTGGTCGCCTCGGAGTTGTCGGCAGCCACACGGGCCGCAGCTTCCGCCGTCACCGCCGCGACGCGGGCCGCTATCTCGGATGTGATTGCAGAATTGAGGTCCTCCAGCTCTTCGGCGATGTCCGCGTCGCCGGTGGTCAGGAGAGCGATGACCTCGGGGGACAGGTCCTCGACCTGGACCTTGTAGGTCGTGATGGAGAACTCGCTGCTGACGTTCAGGCCGGACTTTCCGAACTTGTCGTAGGCCGCCAGCCTGAAGTAGTAGGTCTGCCCAGGAGTCAGATCGCCGATGACGACCGTGTTCGTGTTCGTGTCGGCTACGAGATTCTCGGTGGCCGGCGTGAACCCTGTTTCGGTCGCCATCCACACCTGGACGCCCGCGAAGTCCGTGTCGCTCGGCAGGCCGTAGCTGATGGCTACCGTCGAGAATGCCGACGTGGTGTTGATGCCCGTCGGAGTCGCTGGCGCGGGATTGCTGACGGCGATGCGGGCCGGTCGGGAGCTGAACTGGCCCTGCGTTCCGCGGACTCGTACCTCGACCTTGAATGACCGAGTTGGCGTACCGCTGCCGTCCTCGAAGTTCTTCTCGTAGGTGTATGTGTAGCTCTCGTCCTGGACGTGCTCCGTGCGGCGCACGGAGTTATCCGGGTTGAGGACCTTTACCTCGTAGTCGCGGAACCACTTGTCTCCGCTGCCGCTGTCGCCGCCTTGGAGCTCGGAGCCGAGCTCTGCGGCGCCGGATGCCACCTTGCGCCACGTGAACTTGGCGTCGCTTCCGACGAACTGCATGGTCTGCGCGGTGTCGCCGAACAGCATGAGCCCGTTGACGTCGGGAACCTTGGCGGCGACGTCCTCCGGGAGGCTCTCCGTGCCGGCGATCTTGTACTGGACGACTGTCGTGCCTGGAGCCGACTTCAGCCTGACGACGGACTGTGGCGTCAGCTCGATGGTGATGGTTTCCCGCTCGTACCAGAGGAACGAGATCGAGTTGGCGCTCACCACGCCAAGGTTGATGTACTGACCTCCTGGCGGGGCGACCCTGACGAGGGTGCTCTCGGCGCCGCTCAGGTTCCAAGTGACGTGCACCTGGACCGTGTCCTCTGTCGGGTCGATCAGCTGCTCGGTGACTACGATGTTGGAGATGGACGGCGCGTTCTGGTTGTACAGGGTCGGCACGACGTAGACGTAAGCGCCGCCCTCTGCTTCGTAGTACGCCTCGCTCTCCTCGCGCGCGCCGATGCGGCAGTGGTTCTCGCTCAGCGGCTCTATGCTGGTGATCTTGAAAGCCTTGCCAGGCGTAGCCAGCGGGTCGAACTGGAAGAGGTAGTCCTGCGGCGCGTTGTCTGCGTCGGCGCTGGGGCTCGACGGCAGCGGCGAGGAAAGGGTGATGGTCGTTGTGGTCGTCCCCTCTGCCTGTGGTACGACGGCCCGCATGACCATGGTGTTGTCCGGGTAGCGGATGCACACGAATGGCGTGCTCTCGGTCGGCCCGAACACGACCTCTCGCGAGAGATGAAGGACGGTTGCCGTGCTGCCGGCCTCCAGGCGCCCGGAGGCGGACCAAGACGTCAGGTCGTGGCTGACCTGAATCTTGTCGCCCTTGATGCAGACGAGGCCCTCGATGTCGGTCTCGAAGCTGACCCGCTTGCGGAATAGGACCTGCGCAGCGGCCTGGAGTGTGGCCTCCCTGCCGGCCTGGTCCTTGTCGGTGATGCCCGCGATCAGGTACGACACGGACTTCAGTGGGTTTGTGACCCCGGGGACCAGCGCCCTCACCTCGTCGCGCTGCCAGCCGAGTTCGGGATTGATGAACTCGACCACGACCTCGTCGGCGAGGTTCTCGCTGACGTAGTTGACCTCGAACGTGCCGGCCTTGATGTTGGCCATGCCGAACATCTGCGTGACCGGCTGCTCCGCCTTGTCGTAGATGACGCCGAGCTTGCCGGTGGCGAGTGTCGGGATGCCTCGACCGACCCTGGCGATGGTCGATAGGACGTCGTCGACGCTCATGTCGACGTCGAGTATCCAGTTGAATTCCAGGTCCTTCGCCTCGCACCAGCTGGCCCACTCGACGATCTTCGCGATGTCTATGCGATCATCCGGCAGACAGGCGCCATACATCTTCCTGCCGTCGGCGTCCTTCTTTCCTCGGGCGAAGTGCAGGTACCACCACGCCGGGTTGCTCGTCTCCTGCAGTGACCAGACGCCGCCAGACCAGACGAGGGTCTTCGCGCTGGCGATTGCGTTGAGCCTGTCGATGGCCCCGCTGAGCTGGCCGCTGGCGCGGATGCTGACGCCGACGCGCGTCTGACCCGTGTAGTCCGCCTCGTCCGGCTGGTAGCTTCGAAGTGCGGACCACGACAGGTCGGCAGTTCTGTTCTTATGCTTGTCCCCGTCGTATCCGGGCTCATTCTGACCGGGAATGTCGAAGTTCAGCTTCTTGACCCGGACCTCGTACTGCCCCTGCTCCACCGCTCGATACAGCGACTGTCGGACGGCCCTAGGGCTAGCGTTCCGGATGCGGTAGCCGACGACCGACTGGACGGTCACCTCCTTGTATCCCTTGCCGTAGCGGACATTCTCGGTCTCGGTCCATGGCGTGACAGCGGTGAACGGGTACCACGTGTCCGTGCCGACCTTTCTGAAGTCGATTCCGAGCACGGCGTCTTCGTCCTTGTAGTTTCCCTTGTCGCTGACGCGGAACAGATTGCCGACGATGTCGATGCCGATGCCTACCGTGTCCACGCTCGTGGTCGATGTCACGGTGACGTTGTACTTCAGCGCTCCACCGCCCTCGACGGTGTCGACGTTGCTGCGGACTAGCGTCTGCTTCCACGGATCGCGCTGCGGGCCGTTGTCGCCATTCGTGATTTGGTAAAGGCAGTCGTTGAAGTTCTCGATGGGCGTGTCGCCGATCTTCAGCTCCGACAGCGTGATGTCGCTCAGGCCGAAGTTGAACATCTGCTCAAGGATCTGGTCGTCGCCCTCGTAGAAGACGTACGGCTTGGAGCCGGCGTCGGCGAACATCCTGCTTCTTCCGAACACGATGGGCATCGGAGCGTAGGGCCGCATCTGGTTCGAGCCGCCGCTAAGCGAGTAGGTCGGCGAGGTGTCGGCAGGGTCCGCCTTCGGAATCTTCGGCTTGAACAGCTGGCTGATGAGGAGGTTGCCGGCCACCATGACTACGGCCTGGGCGGCGACGAGGGCGGTGCCCGTGAGGCCAGTGATGCCGGCAAGCGTGTACGGGCTGGCGGCGCCGTAGGTGAAGACAGTCAGTGCGATGAGCGCGATGATGGCGAGAATCTGTGAACCCTTGCCGCCCTCGACACCCTGGCGGACCGTGATGAGGTCATCGGCACCGACGACGGTCGTGTACAGGTCGATCCTTGAGAGCGACCTGCCGTTGACCTGGACCACGACCGGGTTCCTGCTGCTCAGGACGGAGATCCCGCAGCGCTCCAGCAGTTGGGCCACCGTCTCGTTCGGGACGTGGACTGCGGTGTGAGTGACCCTGCCGGCTTCGGGCAGCAGCGGGTGCTTGGAGTAGATGACTGTGTTCTGGCTTTGCATCCCAGTATTTATGGTCGGGTCGCCGACGCGCCCACTTGGCCGATCCTGTAGAAGCCCTCAATCGAGAGGCTCGCCAGCACTCCGGAGCCGAGAGCGCTGATCGGGTGGAGGCAGGTTCCAGCCTTCGCCAAGTTGTGGAGGACGTAGGGCGTACCGCAGTACAGGACGTAGACGCCGACGTGCTTGAGAAAGCTCCCGTTGTTCATGAGGACGACGTCGCCGTCCTGGGGCACTTCGACCCACACCGTCTGCTTCGGAATCTCCTGGGAGATGATCGAGGTGAGCTCCTTCCAGTGGTATTCCTTGCGCTCAACGGGCAGGGCCACCTCGCGGCCGAACTGCTCGCGCTGGACGAGCATGACGAGGTCGCCGCAGTTCCAGTTGTCCTTGTCGTACGCCATGCCGACGTACGCCTCCGCCCAATGGGCAGACATCAGAAGAGTCCGGGCGCTCTGGCCGGCGTGTAGGTCCACATGCAGGCAGGCGAGTTCCAGATGTCGTCGTACGCCAGGGTGGCGGTGACGACCTGGTTGTTCATGGACACGTTCGAGAGGTTCAGCTTGAGCGACCACTCGACGGTGTCGGGGTCGCTGCGGAGCACCTGCGACAGCGTCGCCGTCGCGCCCTGCGCGCCGTTGCTCGTGTCGACCCAGTAGACGAGCTCGCGACTCACGTTGTCGACGGCGAGCTGCGCAGTGGGGGCACCTGTCTCCGGCTGCGAAGGCATCGCGACGGTGAAGCCGCACGCCTGCCAGAGATGGCCGCCGCTGGTCAGGTCCTCGCGGTCGTTGACGACCCTGATCGGCGTCTCCAGGTCTGCGTGGTCGATCTGGAGACGGATGATCGGGAACTCGTCTGCGGCGAGCGCGTTGACGGTCTTGTTGAAGTTCGCGGACGTCACAGGATCGCCTCGACGTTCAGCGTGACCCTATAGTGGGTCTTCCTCGGAGATACGGGCTGCGCTCGGAACGTTCCGTCAGTGCATCGGACCTCAATCGCCCCCTCACCGAGGTCGATGTTGAACCACTTGCTACCGTACTTTGAGGTTGTCGGCCACCACGTCGACTTGAACGACGCGTAGTCGCCAGCCGTCATGATCACGGGCACGGAGAAATTGATGGTCGTCTTCGACTGCTTGGGCGCGGTCTTGGCCGGGCCGCTCTCCATCTCTGTGCGATACAGGTTGCCGACGACCTCCTCGGAGACCTCGCCGTGCAATACCTGCGCTGTTGGGAAGCTGATGTCGGCCATTTAGCGTCGTCCTCGTTGCAGTCCGAACGCTCCCTGCATGCCCGACGAGATTGGCCCGGCGCGCTTGAGGTCATCGAGGATGATCGTCGCGACGAGCCCGTCAGGAGACTGCGTGGCTTGCGCGCTGACCGCCTTCTGTGGTGTCCCCTTATTTATGACCTCCACGCGAACCGCCGAAGCGCCACCACTCGACGGCGCACCCGGGGAGATCGTGCCAGGCACGTCCGGTTTGAAGTACTCGACCTTCTTCTGGTGTGAGCCGCCGCTGATTTGGTAGACGCTGCCGACGCTTGTGCGGCCTCCTGCTGCGCGAGTGGGGGCAGCCTTGCCGCCGAAGGCTGAGCCGATGGCTCCGAGGAAGCCGCCCTTGCCGGCCAATCCCCCGAACAGGCCGGTCAGCGACTCCATGAGCTTGGCCTTGAGGAGGTTGGCGATGTACGCCCTGAAGAACCTGTCGAGGCTGAGCTTGCCGGTCTCGGCGAAGTTTCCGACCGCATCGAGCAGATTGCCGAACGTCTCCTCACCGGCCGCTTGGAGATCGCCAAGTGCAAGTGTCCACGGGTCGATGTTGACCTCGGGCATTGGGATGTCGATGACCATCTCGGAACCCGCCTTCTCAAGCATCTCCTCTAGTTCTTTGTCGAGCTGCTCCTGGAGCTCCTTGTGTTGCTCCCTTAGTTCTGCGTTGCTCTTCTCGTCGAGGGCCTTGAGCGCGTCGTAGTAGTTCGCGTCGGCCTCAAGCCTGCGCATGAGCGCGTCGTTCGCCGTGATATAGCGGCCCTTCTCCAGCTTGTCGATGATCGACATCGTCTCGGAGTAGTCATCCTCGATCTTCTGATTGGCGGTGCGCGTCTGATCGAGCCACTTGTCGATCTCCTTCTGACGCTCTTCGGCGGCCTTCTTCTCCTCATCGGTCGGGCCAGTCTTCGGTTTGGTCTTTGGCTTGTATACGCGACCGTTCTGCGGCCCGCCTCCGCTGCCTCTCGATTCCTCGCTCGCGAGCATCTGCTCCAGAATTCTGGTGTTCTCGACGACAGTGTTGTCCGGGTTGGCGGCGGCGATCCGCGCACGCATCTCGTCAATTCTCTTGTTCTCGCGTCCCCACTCGACGAGTGTCGAGAGAGCGCCCGCGATGCTCGCCTTAACCTTGGCCCAGCCGACAGCGAGCTCGGCCAGATCCGCCGTTGACTTGATCTTGAGCGCCTCGGTTACCTGCTGGAGCGCGTCGACCTTGTCCTTGGCCTCGGCCAGCTCGCGGATCATCTCCTCATCTAGAACGACGCCAGCGGTCCTCGCCGCCTCTTTCAGCTTCTCGACGCCGTCGGCACCCTTCTCGGCCATGACAGCAATGGCGGCGCCGGACTTGCCGAAGATGTCAGCGGCGGCAGCCGCGCGAGAGGCGTGGTCCGGTATGCGCTGAAGCGCGTCTGCGAATCGATTGAACGACTGCTCCGCGTTGAGTCCTATGAAGTCGTTAACGGTGAGGCCGAGCCTCTCTAGTGTCTCGATGGCCTGCTTGTTGCCAGACAGCGCATCGCCGACCACGCGGTTCATCGTGCGGAAGCCGACGTTGAACTCCGAGACGTTGACGCCCGACTGCTGAGCTGCAAAGCCGAGCTCTTGGAACGCCTCGGCCGAGAGGCCAAGCTGCTTGCTTGTGTCGGCGATGTTGTCGCCGAATGCAATTGCGGTGTTACCGAGCTGCACTAGGCCAGCCACTGCTAGCGCGACTCCGGCAGGGCCTGCGAAGCGCGCCACGGCGGCGGTCGCCGAGTCGAACGCCTTGCCGACCACGCCGCCGGTCTTCTCAGTGTTGTCCGCGAAGTCCTTGACTGAGCGTCGGGCCTTCTGGAGATCGGCAACCAGTAACTTCTGGTCGGCCCTGATCTCAATCAGGAGATCTTCGGTCGACGGGCCGGCCATCAGTGCGCCCATCCCATGTCTCGGAGGATCGCAGTCTCCTCATCGTCGAAGCCGGCGAATTCGCCACTCCTCTCGACGATGAGCGCTGCGGTGGCCGAGCAGAACTCGATCATCGTCATGGCCCAAAACTCGCGGGGCGGCAGATGCCACTGCCCGACCGCGACGCCGAGATACTCGGCGTAGTCGAGCTTGGTGTCGCCGTTGACCTTCGTGGACTTTGCCTTCTTGGCTATTGCGGCACCGCCATCGAGGGCACGCATGAGGAACTCAGTCGCGACGTCAGCCGCCTTCGGCACGCCGACCTCAAATATCCACTTGGCTACCTCGTCGTCGCAGAGTGCAGAGTCGGCTGCGCTGAGGCCGGCAAGGATGACGGCCTTAAGCTCAGTGAGGGTGGCTTGATACTTGGCGACACGATCGATGAGCCTGAAGATGCTGAGACCTGTGGAGACCTCGCACTCGACCATCGCAGAGAAGGTGGGACGGAGAACGTACCTCACCCCACCAAGCTCAATCCCCACTTCTGATCGGTGGGGATTAGGCATCATTAGCTACCTGCTCCCTCGAACACGATCACGCCGGCCGATTCGAGTGTCGCCGAGAAGGTGACCTCTCCGTTGTGCTCGCCGGCATTCTCGTAGGAGGTGACCTGGAACGGGCCGGTGAACGTGTCGCCGTTGCCGCGCTTCAGCTGGTAGTTGCCGATGGTCGATGCGAGTGCAGCAGCCTCTAGTAGAGCCTCGTTTCCCTCCTTTACTACACCTGAGACGGACATCGACATCGACGTGATGCCAGCTCCCTCCAGGAGCTCGCGCCAGCCGTTGCTGCTCTTGCTCGTGATGTCGACGGACTCGCCGTTGATTGTCATCGAGTTGGAGCGCGCGGCCGCGACGTCGGTGAAGGACTCGGACGGGCTTTCGCCATCGCCCACTGCCAGTATGAAAAGCTTTCCCTTAATTGCGGACATTGTTCTTACCTCAAGGTTTGTTATTCGAAGTGGTGTTGCGCAACCACGCTTGTATTTATGCCGGCTGCTCTACGACCAGCCGGAAGCGCTGCACCCCGTGGAACGTCGTTCCGTCCGGGTCCGTGATTACCGATTGCGAGACATACCTGACGGACACGCAGTTGAAGCCCGCGATTGAAAGCGAGGCGTCATGCAGACAGGCAAGGATCGCCGCCATGATCTGCTTGAGGCGCACGCTCGACTGGCCCCTGTCCCAGGTGTGAACGGTGAGCTCGAACTCCTGGCCGTCGTGCCCGGCGGTGCTCCAATCGACGCCGGTCAGCTCGCCGATGGTCACGAACGGGTCGACTGCCGGCTTAGGGACGCGGTCGTAGATCTTGGTGCCGCCCAGTATTGAGGTGAGCTCCTCCGCAGCGGCGAGCGCGGCGTAGATGGCGGCCTGGGTTGGAAGTGTCGCGTCAAGCATCAGTTCTTCCCCCAGTACTTCTGGACGGTGCGCTTGATCGCGGCCTTGATCCGAGAGTTGATCCTGTCCTTGTTCTTGAAGGTGGCCGGGTAGAGCCACGGCCTCGGCTCCATGTTCCTGGTGCCCCACTCGGTCCACAGGCCAACCGGGCTGTCGGTGCCGACCGTGGCGGACATGCCGTCGGCGCTAGGCTTCACGCGGATGGAGCTGATGAGCCCGCCCTCGTCGGTGGCAGGTGCCTCGCCTGGCGTGGAAGCGATGTGGTCGCCGTACTCCCGGCCAGTCTTGAGGCCATGGGCGATGCTCTCGACGGCGTCCTTGTGGATCGCGTACGCGCCTGCGAGCACCTCCTTGCGGACCTCACTTGTGTCGGCGCCGATGCTTTGGAGCTTGGCGATGATGCTGTTTGTGCCCTTGACCTTGATCCTCATCGGACGTCTCCGGACTCGACGCAGATGAGCTCGACGAACTCGACGTTCCCCTCGTTGATGTTGGCGATCGCGCTGATCGACATCTCGCGCCCGTCGTAGTGAATCGCGTCGTCGACCGTGATGCCAGGCGAGCCTGGTGTTCCTGGGATGAAGTCGTTGCCGACTCCAGGGACCGATACGTAGCTGTTCCAGTTGGCGAGTTTGGTGAGGAGGTTCGTCTCCTCTCCCCCGACGTTCGCGGCGACCGTGCCAACCCCCTCAGCCGGGGTTAGGCGGAGCGTGCCGTCGACGATGGACCCGACCACCGGGGCCTGCCCTTCGATCTGTTCGATCAGTTCCGCATAGGTCTGCGCGTCCTGACCGACGACCGCAATTGAATGCGGAACTCCACCCACCGTGAAGACGTTCGCAAGCTCGGTGGCGTCGTTTGGCAGGCCTGTGGGATCAGCGTCGTCAGAGAGGGGCACCGCGAACGTGACCAGGAGGTAGCCTGGCGCGAACGGAACGGCAGGGACCTCCTCCACCGCCTCGACCCGCGGGATGGAATCCTTGCGAATCACCACGCGCTGGCCGACAGACTGCTCGGGGCGACCTGCTCGCTGCAGTGCGCCCTTACTGGCAGCCTCGATGAGTGCCCAAGTCGTGCCGCGGGACACCCACGCGACGTCGAATCCGCCTATGGAGTCGGGCGTGCGGACGCGCCCCTTGACCTCGATAGGGCAGCGCAGCTGGCTGATCTTCGCCTTTGACAGGGCCATCAGACGACTACCTCGCGGGGCCAGAGTGCGACCACGATTGGCGGAATCTGGTCGGCCGTCTCTCGGTTCTCATACATGTGTGAGATGAGGTGCTTCATGCCCTGAAGGAGCGTGTGTGGCACGTCAGACGCGGCGACGTACCTGACCTTCACGCCGGCTATCGGCCTCACGACTTCGGGCCACGATGCGCCGTCCTTGAGCACGATGCGGCGGCTGGCGGGATCGGCCACGAAGTTGTCGGCAGAGAACTCCGTCTCGCCGGCCTCTCCCTCCGAGGTGACAACGGCGATGCCCGACACTTCGGCCACTGGGCCCTTCGCGAGCGTCAGCGTGTCACCGCAGGGGAACGAGTCCATCGTCTGCGTGACCGCCTGACCGGCGAGGAGCAGACCGGTGTAGCGCTCGCAGTGAGCGCGCGCGGCGCTGATGAGAGCGGAGACCAGATCGTCCTCAAGATTGTGGGTAATGCGGAGGAATGCCTTCGCCTCGTCAGTGGTGATTGGCTCGGACGTTGCCGGAGCCACGGTTACATTGATCATTTGGTCTCCATCGCAGGCGTCCTGCGTGCGCGCGGCCTCGGCTGCGAGACCTCGTAGTGCTCAATGGGCACGACGAGTCCCGCGAGGGCGGCCGGGCCAATCTCGTCGGCCGGCATGTCAAAGACGTCGCGGCGCAGCCGCTGCACAGATAGGCACCCCACGTGCTGGGTGAGGGTCGTGATGGCTCTAACTTTCGGCATGGCTCGCTCGTCGGGCTGATGGATGTATTTACAAAGAAGAAGGCCCGGGACCTTTCGATCCCGGGCCGATTCCGTCGGTCTGGACTGCGATTACTCGCTGTCGACCGTGTGGAGCAGCGCCACGAGTGCGCGGCCGTCGTCGCGCTTGGCGCCACGGCGTGCACGGACGTAGTACTTCGCGAAGCCAGGCTGGGTGATGGTGTCCTTCTGGACGCTCACGCCGACCTTGTTGACGATCGTCAGGAACTTCGACGGGTCGCCGCAGAGCACGGAGATGTTGCCGTCGCCGACGCTCTCAAGCTCCGGAACGACGTACACCGGCATGCCGAACAGCGTGCCCGGGGTGCCCACCTTGGCGTTCGGCTCCCAGAGGTAGCCGGCGTCCTTGGCGTCCTTGCGGAGCGCAGCCTCGGTCTGACCGTTCATGAACAGCGCAGCACCGGCCTTGTAGGCGCTCGGGAGAGCGGCCTGCAGGGTGATGATGTCGTCCAGGGTGATCGCGTCGCCGTCGGCGGCGTCGACCACGTTCAGCTTGTCGATCTTGTTGTTGTTGCGGTTGCCGTCGAACACGTACTGGTCACCCGTCAGGATGCCAGTCGGCTGGTTGCTGCCGTCGCCCGAGCCGAACAGCAGTGCCGCCGCGAGGTCGCGGGCCATGTCGTCGCCAGCGGACCAAAGCACTTCACCTTCTACGTCGTAGAACGCGTCTTCGAGCGAGGCGAGCGTGGCCAGCGGGTACGCGTACTGCTCGTGCGCGTTGATCTCCACGGTGTAGATCGTGTTGCTGCCGGTCTTCGTTCGGTTGCCCGTCTCGGAGACCCAGCCGGAGGCCGCGTCGTTGAGGTTGTAGGACTTCTTATACGGAGCGCCGGAGCCGATGGTGACGACGTGAGCGAGCGAAGCGAGCGGCGAGGACTCGAAGATCACGCGGCCGAGCACCTGGTCGATGACCGGGGCGATTCCGACGTTGCCGGTCGAGAGGTCCGCCTTCGTCTCGAAGAAGTGACCGCTGATGCCCTTCGTCAGGAACTCGCGGAAGTCCTTGTTCTTGTGCTTGCCACCACGAATGAAGCTCTTGACGTCGGTGACGACGGTCGGCTCTTCCTTGGTCTCGATGCCGCGAGCGATCGCGGTCTCCGCCTTCGCGAGGCGAGTTTCCACGTCGGACTTGAACGAGTCGACGCCGGTCTTGTAGGTCTTGACCTCTTCTACGAGGTTCTTGATTTCAGTTTCCATTTCCATCCCCTTAATTCTTGTTTTTGTTAGGAGCCACGCAGGCTCTTGATCAGCTGCTGTAGCGAGTGCTTGGCCTCGTCACTGAGGACGGGCGGCGGGTCGGCTACTGCCGGCAGACCGGGTTCAGGGGATTCGGAGTGGGCCGAGTGGTGCTCCTCCGGCGTTGCATTCGCCGTGGAGTCCGAGTCGGGCGCCGGGTCTTCCTCTTTCTGAAGTGGCTGCTCTTGCTCTTTGTTATTTATGTCCGCGGCCTTGAGAGTCGCGATGAACTGCAGCGTCTTGATGCGCTGTTCTTCGGTCAGGTCGGAGAAGGCGCTCTCCATGCACTTGACCGACGTGATGACGGCCTGCTCGTTGGAGGCCCAGGTGACTACCGATCCCTCGTAGAGTTTGATTTCCGTGAGGTATCGGATGCCCGTCTTGGGATTGAACTCCTCCTTGGTCGCGGCGTACCCGATGCTCAGCTCGTTGATCGCGCCCTGTTTCAGGAGTGCGTACGTCTCGCGGCCGAGCTGCGTATCCATGTTTATCTGGGCCACGAACTTGAGGCCGTAGTCGTCTTCAGCAAGCTCCTTGAAGATGCCGATGACCTTCGTCTCGTCGTGGTCGCGCAGGAATCGGACCGGACGGGTCCCCCTGTTCTGGAGGGTGCGCGTGAAGGCGCCCTTCACGATGATGTCGCCGTGGCTGTCGATGTTCCCGAAGACGGAGAGGTATCCCTCTATGCTTCCCTCGTCGGAGACAGACTTGACCTCGTGGACGAGGTACTTCTTGTTTTGCATTGGTACGACCAGTTGCTGATGACTGGTCGTATTTATTAGTGGGGAGAGAAAACCCTCCGGCGTCGGGTCAGTCGGAGGTCTCTGAGAACGTGCAGACGCACCGGCAATTGATCGCGTTGTCAGCGCTGCCCTCGCCCGGATGCATGACGAGCTCGCCGCCCACGGAGAACGGCTCGTCCAGTGGAACCGTCTGGCCGTCGGCGTCGATGTGCCCTTGTCGGGTCCTGTCGTCGAGGCTCGCGGTCCAGGTCTTGACTAGCTTCAGCCCGGAGGACGCGGCAGCCTCGACCTGCCCGTAGTTCATGGCCGCGTGCATCTCGGTGCGAGCTATGGTTTCGCTGCGGGCGACAGCCCCGGTGCCGAGCTCGGCCGTGATGGTCTTCGCTAGGTCATTGATCGACCTGCTTCCGTCTTGGACGGCGTCGTCGATGATCCTGCGGACGGCCCGGAGCGTGACCCGATCCATGTCCTCGATCGCCGCGAGAGCGCGCGAGTGCACCCAGATGCGCACGGCCTCCTCGAACGAGAAGCCGATGAGCGACGCCTTGCGGCCCGCGGATCTGATCAGTTGATTGCCGAACGTCAGCGCGACGTTCCTGTAGAACTCCGACAGCAGCGCGACCCTGTCCGACCTGCCCTGGCTGACTACGGATTCTGTGAAGTGGCCCACCGTGCGGAGCGAGCCAGCGATGGCGGTAGCTTGGGACGCTAGGAGCGCGCGGAGCCTGCGGGCCAGCGAGCGCTCGAAGCGCGAGAGCTGCCTAAGGGACGCGAGGCGCTGTCGCTGCCTTGCCGCCCTCGTCGGCTTAGACCTCCGGGTCGACTTCGGAGTCATCGACGTTGGCGTTCAGAGGCAGCAGACCAGACGGGATCAGAAGCTCATCGCCGCCCTCGATCTCGTCGTAGCCAAGCGCCTTGCGCTTCTCGTTGATGGTGAGGATCGGCGCGTTGACGACGGTGTCCCACTTGACCTTGCGCTTCGGCGCGAGCGCGACGACGCTGTCCTCGTCGACGCAGAGCCTGAGGCCCTCGCCGAACATCGGGAGCACCCTGCGGTTGATGTCGCCGCACAGCTCGCGCGCGATGGGGAGCACCGTCTCCTCGTAGAAGCTCTCCTTCGCCTGCTCCATGTTCGCGTACGTCAGCGATCCGGGGATGCCGAGCATCTGGTCCGGCACGCCGAAGGTTCTGGCGATGTCGGAGGACATCGAGTTCTTCAGGTTCGAGTAGTCCGCGTCCTTCGGCGACAGGCTCAGCTCCTGGAACGATAGGCCGCCGGGGATGACCATCAGCCTGCCGGCCTTGCTCTTGGAGGCGTAGAGCTCGTTGACCTGCTTGCGGATGTCGTCGACGTGCTCCTGGGTGAGTCCGACCTCGCCCTCCTTGGTGGCCTTCTCAAGGAAGGCGCCCGACGGGCGGGCTGAGTTCTCAAGTAGCGAGTGGTTCCACTGCGCTCCGGCCCTGTGCGTCATGAGGCTGAGGAACGCGGCACGCGCGGGCGCGAATCCCCGGTGGTCCGACGTGTCGAACAGAGGGGTGAATCCTTTGGAGTGCAGCAGCGAGCACGAGCCGTCGAGTTGGCTCACCGGGAACGTCCTCGGCGCGCCACCGCCGAACCCGCCCGGCGTGTAGACGTAGCGGATCGGGATGCGCGACTGGGCCATGTCCGTTCGGACCCAGTCCGGTCGGAGCAGCCACATCTCGCGCGGCGGCGAAGAGGAGCTGGCCTCTCCCCTTGGTCCGAGCAGCTCAACGTATGCGTTGCCGTCGAGGAGCTTGCATCCGATGAACTGCGCGATGAACGACTCGCGGCTCTGGGTCGGGTTCGGAGTGTCGAGCAGGGAGAGGAACGGGTGGGAGTCGATCTCGTCGTCCTTGCCGCCCTGCACGAGGTAGTAGTCGAGGGTCGACACGGCCCTGGCGATCATGTCGACGCAGCGGTAGCCGATGACGTTGCCCTCGAACGCGAGCCTGACCAGCGTCTCGAAGGTCTTGTTCTTCGCGTCGAGTGAGGACGACGTGCTGTCGTAGATGGTTGTCCCGTGGAAGCCCGGCGGACTGGCAGACTTGGTCTCGACTGGCGCGTCGGCCGCTTTGGTCTCGCTAGGTGAGAATAGTTTCGTGAAGAAGTTGGCCATGCGACGCCCGTTAGACTGTTGATGTCATGTATTTATGGGGAGGCGTCATAGGGGGATGACCCGCGGGGCGCGCTTCTGGAAGTACGGGAACTTGTGGTGCGCGAAGTACCCAGCGCCGTCCGGGGCGTGGTCCAGTCCGCCGTCCTTGTCGGGCTCGCCCTTCGCGTTCGTCGGCTGGTTGCCGAGCTGGTGGTCCAAGTGCTGGCAGGTGTTCGGGTTCACCAGGTAGTGGCGCTCGCCGTCGGCCGTCAGTATCCGGTTGTGCAGGGACGCGACGCGCTTGAGCACCCTCGGGTTGCCCGGCGTGTAGATGACGTTCTGTGCGCCGAAGCTGTTCTTCAGCCGCTGGACGTTGTCGACGTTCTGCGCGTCCGGGTACCACCAGATCTTCCTGTGGCCGTACTCCTCCTTGACGTGGTTGATGACCTCGTCGAAGTAGGTGAAGCCGTAGAGCTCCTTGACCGCGTACGAGGTGTTGTTGACGACGACGTGGATGACCGTCGCGTTTATTCCCTTGTTGAAGTCGCACCCGATGTGCAGGGGCATGTCGTCTGGGAAGTCGGCCAGCGTCTTGTCGGTCCAGTTTCCATCGTAGGAGCGCTCGTACAGGTGGTAGACCAGCGAGCCCTCAAGGTTGCAGAACTCGCCGTAGATGTAGGCCCTCAGGGCGAGCGGGTTGCGCGTCTGTATCTGGCGCTTCACGTACCCCCAGTCGACGTTAGGGTTGTCGAGGGTGCATCCCCTGATTAGGGCGAGGTCGTTAGTGCGATGGCCCCACTCGGTCTCGACGAACGACGCATCCTCCCTCGCGCGCTTGTCGAAGAAGTCGTAGCAGAAGCCGTACCCCTCCGGCGTCGTGAATCCGCCGATCTGCATCAGCGGGGCCTTCACGCGCACACGGTCGCCCGTGTAGCTCCAGACCTCTGCGGCCTTCGGCATGGTGTCCAGCTCGTCGAGCAGCGCCCACGACCAGTTGCCGCCGGCCCAGCGCTTGTACGCCTCGTTCTCGGTGGATAGCAGGTGGACCGTGGATGGAGTGCCGCCGTAGGTCAGCAGCAGCTTGTTGCCGTCCTTGAACTTGTACGACGCGCCCGCTGCCTGCCAGTACTTCTCTACCTCAGGGAGGAGGAAGTCCTTTAGCTGCCTGTGCGAGCGGCTGATGATGGCGCCGTCGTGTCCGTAGTTGACGCTCGCGAGCTGGTGGGCCTTGGCCCCGAGGCCGTACGACTTGCCGCAGCCGAAGCCTCCGACGAGCAGGAAGAACTGGACCATGCAGTCCAGTGCCCGGACCTGGTGTGGCAGCAGCTCGATGACCGGGGCCCTGGCGTCAGTCATCGTCGCTCAGGAAGTCAGACTCCGTGAACAGCGTTGCCGGTGTAAATGGGTCTGTCTCCGCCTCCGCTTCCCTATCGAGATCGGCTATGAAGGCCGCGATGATCTCCTCGCGCGTGAAGGTGACGGTGAGGGTGACGACTCGCTTGTCCATCACTCGCCCTCTTTCTTCACCGCCTTGAGTGGGGTGACGGACGCGATGCGGCGCCTGAGCATCTCCTCGGCCTCGCGTCGGTTCGGGTCGTCGGGGTCGGTCCTCGACGTCTGGATGACGATCTGTGGAGGCGCGCTCTGCACCGAGTCGACGTCCTCGTGCGCCGGGTCGTTGACCTGGTACGCGAACTGCTTGCCGATGTGGAACTTGCCGCCGACGTCCTTATCCGAGTGCAGGAACGTGGCGAGGTTTGCCTCGGTGATCTTGAGCGTCCTGGCGACGTCGGCCATCCACATGACGTCGAGGTACGGCTTCAGCTCGTCGAGGTCGATGGCGAAGTACCGGGCCACCGTCTGCAGGGCACGCTTGCTGCCCATCACCACGCCGGACCACAGGACCATGTGGTAGAGGTAGGAGCGTCGCTCGTCGTCCGACGACGAGGACCACAGCGACGCCTGGTACTGCCAGCCGTCGTTCTTCAGCGGGACGTAGGTGGGCTCCAGCGCGCGGAGATGCTTGCGGTCGATCTGCTCGGAGCGCGTGGCCATCACCGGCCCGGACATCTCCGGCGACTTCCGCTTCGGCGGGGCCTTGCGCTTGGACATCTTCACTGTCGGACGCTTGGGCTTCTTGATGGATGGCCCAGCCTCGACGGTGGAATCTTTTGAATCGTTGTTTTCGTTCTCGCTCATGGGTTTATTTATGGCCCTGAGCCGAGCAGCGATCAGACGATTGGAGCGATGGCCCAGGCGTCGCCCTGGTCGCTCCGAGAATCAACAGTGAGATGGCCCGGTCTTAGGGCAACAACACTCACAAATCGACCAATGGCGGGGGCCCTTGGGGCAGGCAAGGGCCGGGCCATGAAACGACGGCGTGGGCCACCGTGGTGATCCTGGGATGGACCGGATGGGCCACCCTGCGAACGGTGGTCACTGGCCCTGGGCCATGCTCTCTACGTAATGCGTCCCCGGCGAGGGGTGGCACAGCATGCGGTGGTTGGCTGGCTAGTCACCGGGCCATGGCCCCGGGGTGTTTTTCTACTGGGCCAGCATATTGGGATGGCGGAAGTACCTATCGCCGTCCGCGCTGAACTCTCAGTCGAAATGACAGAGTGAATCGCTTCCAGCGACCTAGGCGCATCGCAAGGTAGGGTGCTAACAGTGTAGCGAGCACGAGGGCTCCGGTTTCCAACGACATGACAGCTCCACAAGGATCGATGGTGTGGAGCCTAGTGGTGCCGAGCGAAGTCGGTAAGGGAAGAAACTGACGATATCTGACAGGGTGGCCTACCCGGAAGAAACTCGTTTGCTTGCTCAAGACTTCTTTCGGGTCAGTGGTGGTGTCGCTGCCTTTCGAGAGCGCAGCAGGGCTCGAACACGATCCTCATCAACGTCCTTGCCGAGAACGACGCTAACGATGGTCGCCACGTTGGCGTGCAAGGGCATTCCGTAGACAGCCTTGAAGTAGGCGGACAAGTGGTCGATGTAGAAGTTGACCTTGGCACTCGGAGAGTTTGGCTGCTTGACCGCCACCGGCTCAGCGGCCATTGCCTTTGCCTTGTTGTGCATCTGGAGTAGGTAGTAGGGCAAAGGCTGGACCAGCTGACCAAGCTCCTCGTTCAGGAAGCCATCGAAGCCGTACCAAATCTCGTGGCCGTCTGCCTCCAGAGCCTTTGTGAAGTTGTGCAGCTTTGATTCGCTGATGTAGTAGCGAGTATCCAGAAGTCTGGCGTTGTGGTCATCCTGCAGCAGCAGCTCTCCGAGTTGCTTTGCGAGGGCTGCGACGCTCTCGTAGTACCGCTTGGACTCCGCCTTGGTTCGCCTCGGAAGGTTGTGCCATTCAAGCTCAACCTGCATGCACGCCCCGTAGAGGTTGCCGCCCTTCCCTTTCGCGCCATAAGGGATGAACAGATACGGCTTGTAGGTCGTGCGGCTGACAAGGGAACGCCAGACCTTTGCCATGCGCTTATCGAATACGAGCGGCTCAAGAACTTTGAGCTGCGCGGCATTTCCAAGGAAGAACTTGCCAACGTGCAAGCTCCCATCCTCAAGCGCCTCACGAGGATCGTAGACCTTCATGGGCGCACTGCCGTCGAGGTGCGCTTTTCGGCGCTTCTCCTCTTCGGCGGCCTTTGGCTTCAGCTCCTCGTGGAGCGACACCAACTCCGGCGGTGCCCACGCAGGGAATCTCATGACGGGTTGGGGTAGAACATCTCAATTGTCCGTGGGAGATTGTTGCGGCTAGCGTAATGCGTTCCGCACGCACAGCCATCCTCACATTCCCTCGTCTCGATGGGCACCTCGATCCCAGCATCGCCCATCGCAAGTTGCAGGGCGCCATATGCGGTACTGGCAAGGTCGAAACCTTCGACCTTCCGCTCGGGGTCGTCAAGGATGATCTTCTCCAGGCAGTGCTGTATCGGCAAGGAACCGCCGCAGTGGCGGAACACCACCATCTGATCAAACGTACCGTAGGTGTAGCTGTCCTCAAGGTCCTTCTTAGACTGGAACCAACGGTCCTTCTGCGGCACGCCCTTCCACTTTGTCGGATTCAGCTTCGTGACCCAGACCCGCCCTGGACTTACATGCTGGCGCAGTTTGTCGATGCTAAGCACGAAGAGGACCGGCCCGTACTTATTAATGCGGCTAGCGCGGTGATGAATGTCGACGCCATCCGTGAAAACGTCGTACCAGAGACTGTAGCGCTTGTCGGCCTCATCTGAGTACTGGTCGGTCTGTCTGAGGCCGAGATCGGCGACGGTTCCACGCGACAACAGGGCCTTTCGACGCAGGAACTGACAGCTGGTCACGACGCTGTTCGCGTGATGCAGGTTCGTGACTTCCTTGGCAGCCAGCACGTCCCAGACTGTTCGACTCGGCAGATCCATTGCTCTTCTCCTTACCTTCCTTTCGTCGCGATTCTGCCTAGGATGCTTGCTCCGGCAGGTGGTGTCACCTAGCCCTATATAGAGAGTGAGCAGCACGACACGCGTTGCTGTCACCTAGCCCAATAAGAAGCGTGCACGCGTCACAAAGTGTCGTGGTACGTTCCGCCGAAATAGGGAGGTCGGCGATGAGCGAGTACACGGACAAGATCGAGCTGTTGAAGACGATGCTGTGCGACGGCGAGCCACTAACCGGAGACATGCTGGAGTTCGCCCTGGAGCAGGTCCCACAGCCACAGCCGAACTGGCCCAAGAGCGAGCAGATTTGGCTCGGCATCGGCGACAAGATCAGGACGGGCCAGAAGCTGGACAACTACGAGCTGCACCTGATGGTGGACGTGATACTTCTGCACGCCGGGTTTGGAGCGGAGGAACGAGAGCGAAAGGAGCTGGCGAAGCACTTCAGCAATCATGAATGGTGAAGGCCGCACCCCAGTCGACTTCGATCAGTGGGTCACAAGAAAAGCAATACCACCCACTTGCTTCGCGCGGAGGGCCGAAAATGGACGCCGATGCACGCGCATTGCTGGCGACTTGCGAGCACATTCGCGGGCGTTCATGCGTAAGGTTGGAAATCGGGCCATTTCTGACGCCCGGACTTCATGATTCATAAGTACTGAAGTCAGTTCAGCAATCGTAAATGCCGAAGTTTCTTCGTGCTAATCACTGAAGCGGGCTGTCGCGAATGCTTCGGCGTTTGCAATCGCCGAAGTTGGTGCCGGCTTTGCACATACTAATACGTCGCTCTATAGGTATAAGACTACAAAGGCGGCACCAACTTCATTGATTTGGACCACGTAAAGGCCAGCCACTGTTCAAAGCGGCCGAGTTTTTGGCCGAATTCCCAGCCAACTTTGTAAATAGAAAGGAGAAGAACAACAACTCGCCAAGGAGGCGACCATGAAAACATCACTTCAAATCACCGAGCCGACATCACTGATCGAGGCTCACGCCAACCTCGCCTACTACAAGGGCCTCGTCGAGCATCCCCTCGACCCTGACGCACCGGACAACGAATACGCCGCCTACGTCAAGCTCGTGGAGGCCATCATCGACCTCAACCTGCATCCCATCGCGTCTTCGTCAGACATTCAGAAGCTGGAGGCCGTGGCCGACCGGATCGCCAACAAGCTGAAGCGCTCCGAGCGCATCAAGCGTCGGGCTGACTACGTGAAGGCCCACCCCACCCCAATCGCCGAGATGATCCTTTCCGATGACGAGGCCCACGAGATTGTGGCGGCCGACGTCGTCGCGGACGAGCTGGTTGGCGTCGACGGCTAAATAACAGGTCTCCCGCAGGCGCTCACATGCGCCGCCCCCGGTTAGCTACCGGGGGTTTCTTGCGGGCGTCGGGAGAAGAAGAATGAACAACATCAAGATCGCGACGGTCAGGAACCCACGCGACAGCAAGCCTCGCGTCGAGGAGCACACCGTCGACGAGTTCGTGCGGCTGGTCTCAACAGTGCCACGCGCCAGGACCACGGGATACGAGCAGTACCACTTCCAGAAGTCGGAGCTCAAGCGTCTGACCGCCGAGGCGTCGAACGCCAAGGACCGCGGCGACATCGACACGGCGAAGGAGTTGAAGCGACAGGCGACCCTGTACAAGGACGCCCTCAACAACGCCAAGTTCGGCGCCGGCATCCTGCCCTTCGTCTACGAGCGCGACGAGACCTACTACCTCGACGCGTCGGGCAGGCCGCATCGCGCGGGCGTGAACTCATGTACCCACTTCAGCATGCTCGTACTCGACGTCGAGTCTCGCACCACCATCGGCGAGATCACGGAGGCCATCGGTAGATTCCACTGGGTGCTGTGGCCCACCGTCTCGCACCGGCCCGAGGACCCTCGCTACAGGGTCTGCATGTTCCTCGACGGTCCGCTCCCAGTGGCCCAGGCCCAGGCGCTGATCCTCAGGATCGACGCCCTCCTGCCGGACAGGAATCCCCCGTCCTCGACAACGCGCTGCATAGACCCGGTGAGCGCCGAGGCCGCGAGGTTGATGTTCCTGCCGCGCTGGCTCGATGGACATCCCGACGAGTATCGCGCCGTTCACAACCACGGCGTCGCCGTCTCGGACGAGTCGCTCCCCTCCACCCCCGAGATCGAGTCTCGGATCGCCGCCAGGGCGAGGGCCCAGGCCGAGCACCAGGAGGAGCGCAGGTCGGCCGCGAGGTCATCCACCTCGTCGTCGACCTCCGACGCGACAGTCGTCGACGCCAGCGGCAAGGTCTGGCTCAACCCCGACTTCGTCGTCGAAGCCGACGACGGCTACTACGCGATCCGTGAGATCAAGCGAAAGCACTCGGGCGTTAGGTGCCCCGTCCACCACGACGCGTCGCCGTCCGAGTTCATCGCCCCGAACCGGCACACAGGAAGGCCGCAGCTCGTCTGCAAGCAGTGCGGCGTCATCAAGATGCACCCGGGCAAGCCGTGGCACGACCCGCGCGACGACGACGCCCCCTCGTCGCTGGTGCTCGTGCGGAAGAAGCGTGACCCACAGGCCGCGGCGGCCGACGAGCCGCGCGAGGTCGTCACCCTCCCCCTCGTCGACTACGTGCCCCAGCAGTCGGCCGTCGTCTTCGAGGAGCGCTACCTGCCGGACCTCACGCCGATCATGCCCGAGCGCGGCGTGCTGTTCGTCCGCTCCCCCAAGGGCACCGGCAAGACGCACGGCCTCGCGCGCGCGATACGCGACGCTCGGCGGCAGGGCCGAAGGGTGCTTGTCCTGACCCACCGCCGCACGCTGGCGACGAACCTGTCTGCCAGGCTCGGCCTCGCCAACTACCAGGACCAGGAGTCGCTCACGGACTACGTCGTGGTCTGCGTGAACAGCCTGTCCACCATGATGAGCGAGCTGGACGACGACTACGACCTCGTGATCGTCGACGAGTCGGAGCAGGTCCTGCGCAACTTCCTGGGCGACCACCTCAAGCGCGACATCAACGACGTGTTCTCGAAGACGCTGCGGCTGATCGAGCGCGCCAGGCAGGTCGTCTGCCTCGACGCGGACATGACCTACGAGGTGACCCTCACGATCATCGACGCCATGCGCAACCCGGCCGCGCACCCGGACGACGAGTACCGCGCCGTCGTGAACGAGCACCTCGTCGGCGAGGGCCTGAGGATCGACATGCGCGACACCATGGAGGAGATGGTGCACAGGGTGCACGAGCTGTCCGACAGGCGGCTGTTCGTCATCACGAGCACCAAGCGCGTGGCGAACGCCGTCTCGGCGATGCTGAAGGACCTCGGACGTCGCGTGCTGCTCCTCACTGGCGAGACCAACATGTCCAGGTCGAAGGCCGTCGACGAGTTCCAGGCGGACCCCAACGAGGCCATCCTCAAGTACGACGCCGTTGTCGCGTCCCCTGCCCTCCAGACCGGCGTGTCCATCGACCGCGAGTACTTCGACCACGTCATCGGCATATTCCCGTCGGTAGACGGCATCACGTGGCAGGACCACGACCAGGCCATCCACAGGGTCAGGCGCTGCGCGAACCCCATCGAGGTGTTCATCGAGGAGCGGAAGCTCGACAAGCTCGGTCTGTTCCTCGACCCCGTCGAGTCCCTCGCCGCCGCGGCCAAGGCGAAGTCCTCGAAGTCGCGCCGCGCGGTGCGCCCGGGCGAGGCGGTCGTGCTGACGGAGGGCGAGAAGGTGTGGGCCCTCACGGAGTCCGCGCTGACCGTCGCCGTCGCGGCTGACTGCCACGGACGCCGGGCGAAGTTCGCCCACGCGGCCAACGCCCTGGGATTCACCTGCGGGCAGCTCCCAAGGGACACCGCGAGGGTGGAGGCGGGGTCGGAGCTCTGGATGCAGTACGACCAGCCGAGCGACCAGGCGCTCCGCATCTTCTCCGCGCGCCCGATAACGATGGGGGAGTACCTTGAGCTGCGGCGCAAGCACGGCAGCCTGTCAGAGGACGAGTACCTATCGATCAGGCGCTACAGGCTCGCCGAGAAGCTCGGGGACGACATGACCTTCGAGATGGTGCAGCAAGCCCTCAAGGACGACCTGCTCTCGGTCCTGTACCGGGCGCGCATGGTGGCCCTTGAGTCCGACGCCAACAGACGCGAGGCGGACGTCAGGTCCCTGGAGCGGAACAGCACGACGTTCACGAGGGCGGACAGCTGGACCATGGAGCACGAGCTCCTCGTAGACGGTCTCGTCTCCTCCGCAGGGCTGGACTTCGTCGACCTGTGCTCGCGCCTCGCGTCCGGCGAGGACGTGCTGGTAAGCGCGGCCACCATGGACGCCATGTGCGACGCAGTCGACAGGAACGCCGCGAACTTCAGGCACTTCTTCAAGCTGCGGTCCCAGAGCATCCAGCAGGCGGTCCGCCGAGCAGAGGAGATCGCACTCGCGTTTGGCGGTGGCGACTCCTTCGACCGCGCGGCCGCAGAGGAGGCGGCGCGCCTGAAGCGTCGCAAGCGGGTGTGGGACGCCACCCTCGGGAGGATGGGCCTCAAGCTGTCGTCGAGGCGCGAGTGGAACGCGGACCGCACCGCGCAGCACCGCTCGTACATGCTTTCGTCGAGATCCCTCAGGCAGACGGCCACGGCGATCCTCGCGGAGAAGCGCGACGTCGCCGCCCAGAGGCCGTTCGGGTACGTCAGGGTCTGACCCGCGTCGGCCGCCCGATCGAGCTCTCGACTAAATAGAAGCATCGGCATCGTGATGGGTTCGCGCTGCCGGCAGACGAGTATCTCCCGTCGGAGGCCGCCGAATTGGCGGCCTTTTTACTGGCCCTCCGCATGCACTCCCATAAATACCTTCGCGGCAACCCACATCGGCCGCTCACAACAAGGAGATGCAAATGCAACACTCGATTCCCGAGTTCTACACACAAGCCAGTTTGGCCATCGTCGCGGCCGTCGCCATAGGACAGGCCGTCGGCCTCCTCTGGCCCACACCATCGATCAAGGGCGGAGGAGCGCGGTCATGAGCGTCTTCTGCGAGAGCACGCCAGAGCTGCTTCGATGGCTCAAGAGAATCACGGCCAAGGGAGCGGTGACGAACGTCTTCCGCAGTCGCGGCGGCTTCGTCATCGAGTTCACGGCGCCGGACATCGCCAAGGCGGTCCTGTGAAGTCGCCGCTCGAACTCCACGACGACGAGCTGGACGCCGATCCGACGCTGGTGTGCCTGACCTTCGAGGATTTCCGCTCCGCGATGGCTTTCTTCAAGGAGGCTCAGGTCGATCACTTCATCTGCTTCTGGTCCTCAAGGAGGGTCGCTCCGTCGCTATGGCGAGCGTGGTTCAGGCCGAGCTCCAGGTATTTCCAGTGAAAGATTCTTCGACGGTGGGATTTCAACCGCGACAGCATTGGTGCTTTGACACCGGGAGATCTTCAATGAGTAAGTTTGTGCTGATTCTACTGGGCTGCCTCGCGTCAGCCCCGGCCCTCGCCGGCAGGCACGACCTGTCGGTCGGTATCGAAGGCGACTGGCGCGATGCCTACAGAGTGGCCCACCGGATGATCGACGAGTGCTTCGTCGCCAAGGACCAGTTCGGCCTAAGCAAGCAAGTTGTCGGGGCGAGCTTCGACCCGATCCTGGAAGTGGGAACCGTATCGCTCACGATGACGTCGCCATTCGGAGCTTCGAGCATGCTGGACGTCGTCGTCTCGCCGACGGGCGTGACCATCAGGCCGAACGCCATCGGGTACCGTGGACGAGCTCGCCTCGCTGCGGCCCTGTTGCCGCAGTGGCTGGCTGGCGGAGACAGCTGCAAGACTTCGGATTGAGCGAGGCTTGGTATTTCGCCTAAGTAGCACGTTCGCCGGTCGTGTGCTCTGTAACCGGCATAAATACCTCGTCGAGCAGTCGACCGGCGTTGATCAACGATCTAATGCGTGCATTCTCCAATGACGTCGACAAGCCCTCAATTGATCGAGAGAGGGCACAAATGAAAAGGCCCCGGCGTGTGACAGCCGGGGCCTCTTTGCTTCTGCTGGTGGCCGACGTCAGTCGAGGAACCAGTAGATCCTGTCGTCCCTCAGGCTCTCAAGGTGCTCCAGCTGCTCGCACAGCAGCTGGTCCTCGCCGTCGGCGACCAGTCCGCGCTTGGTGATCGCGTAGTCGCTGATGACGCTGATCCCGTAGATGACCTCGACCTCGTCGGCAGTGAACGTCCCCTCGTAGCCGTTCAGAGAGACCATCTTGAGCCCGCCCATCTCGGTGATCCACCTCCTTGTCGACGGCGTCAGCTCGAACGGCTTGTTCGTGCCGTCCAGCGTGACCCAGTTGTCTATGGTGGCGAGCGGGCTGAGCGTGGGCGTGTTCATCCCGATCAGCTGCTGGAGCCTCCAGTAGACGGCGACGTCGTGCGGCCTCCTGCTTCCTCGAATCTGCGGTCTGCTCATGTCAGATCTCCCTCTGGTACATGGCCGACAGGTCGGCGTCGGTCAGTTGGATGTAGGCAAATGTCGTCGCTGGGCTGGAGTGGTTCAGCGCCTTGGCGATGACCTCGATGCGGGTGCCGCGCTCGTAGTTCAGCCGTGCGAACGTCTTGCGGCCGGTGTGGCTGGCGGTCGGCTTCTTGATGCCCGCCGCCCTGCACCACTTCTTCCACAGCCGCGAGAGGGTGTGGACCGTCAGCCTCGTCCCCCGCTTGTGGCCCGTGAACAGAGCCTCGTCCTTGGTCTTGCCGACGGAGATGGCTGCGAGTGCCTGCCTCACCGTCGGGTTGATGGGGACAATCCGCCGCTTTTTGGTTTTCTGCTCCCTCACGTTCAGCGCGTCGCCATCGACGTCGCCGACGTTCAGCGCGAGGATGTCCGACGCTCGGAATGCCGAATTGCATCCGAGCACGAACAGCGCGTAATCCCGGGGGTCTCGGCGAAGGTGCTCCTTGACCCTCGCGACCTCGGACTCGGTGAGTGGGCTCACAGGCCCCTTCGGGCCGGGCTTCATGACGGCCTCCCGTCGACTTCAAGGTCGAACGATCCGGGGCCGTTGCCCTCGTCGTCGCTGGAGAACCACAGCACGAACCGCCTATTGTCGCGTCGAAGCTGGAGTCCGTAGAACTCGTCGTTCTCATCCTTGACCAGTCCGACGACTTCCGCGCCAATCAGCGGCTGGAGCTTCTTGAGGTAGAAGGCGGCGCTCACTGGCCGTCCTCTGCGTCGCTGTTGATCTGGCCGACCGCATCCTCAAGCTGCTTCTCAATGTTGTGGTGTTCGAGGTCCAGCTCGGCGGTCTCCTCCACCAACTGGATCAGCTCGAACGCTCGGACCACCAGTCGCTTTGCCGCGGCCAGCTCCGTCCTGCTCAGCGGCTTCTCGTCGCCGGAGATGAGGTTCTCCATCACATCGACGCACTCGTCGAAGTCCCGCGCCGTGTTCTCGAACCGGCAATAGCTCATGTTGCTCATCTAATGCTCCTGTTGACGCCGAATGGCGTAGGAGCATTGGGTCGTGTTTGGTCGATTTTCGTAGCCGGGCGACCTGACGTAATGCGCTCAGAAAATGCGGCCCGTTAGTCGACGGATGCGCGTACTGCGAGAACTGGTCGCGACCTAATCACTCCACCAGCAATCACGCTGGCACTTAGGAGATGAGAGATGGCAAAGCCAAACGCCGCTGCTACACCGGCCCGCAAGCCGGTGTCCACCTTCGTCCGCATCGTCAAGCAGATCAAGAAGGCCGCGATCGACGACAAGGTCACCGTTGAGGAGCTGGACAAGATCAGTGGCCTCGCGTCGAGCCTCAAGGGGATGATCCTGTCCAACGACTGAGGCCCGAGACTCAGACCAGCAACAAGGCCGGACTAACCCTCCGGCCTTTTTCTTTGGAGATTCAGATGAGCAAGAAGAAGGACAAGGTTGAGGTCCAGCGCTTCCTCACGCCAGCCAAGGCGAAATTCATGAAGCTGCACGAGCCGAGCGACGAGACCATCAAGAAGGAAATGGATCGAGACTGGACCAAGGAGCCGAGGGTCTTCGTCGACTGCGGCGAGTTCTACGCCTACAACCCCAAGCGGCCGGACTTCATGGAGGGGCATCGCCTGTTCAGGGACGCCATCGACGCGTCTCTCGCCTCGCTGATCCTGTCCGTGCTCGCCAAGATGGCCACTGCGAGCGGCGTCAGCGCGAAGGACCTCGATGAGTGGATGCGCCAGCAGCGGCTTCGCTGGAGCAACGAGAGGAAGTGGGAGCGCCTCGACGGCTGA